GCTTAATAACAAAAATCAATTTAATTTAAATAATTTAAAAATATGTCAATAACATTTAGAAGCAATATAGAACCTTACTTAAGACCAGGGCTTTATAAAATTAGGGATAATTGGGGAACTTTAGAAAGAGAGTACCCAAAAGTTTACGGAGCGGGTAAAAAATCTCAAAGAGCTATGGAATACTGGACTGACGCAATGCCGCTAACACCAGCTTCCATTATTCAAGAAGGCCAAAGATTAGACCCCGTTGCATTAACAACAGATATAACATATAGAGTAACTCATCTGACTGTAGCAAAAACTGTTGGTTTTACAAAAGAAGCAAAAGACGACAATTTGTATTATGTTAAAGAATTCAACAATACATCAAAATCATTATTTGAGTCTATTGAAAAACAAAAAGAAATTTTAGGTTTCAATATATTAAATACAGCTTTTAATGACACTCAATTGCCTGACGGACAGCCTTTAGCGTCTTCTGTTCATCCATGTATTAATGGCACATGGTCAAACAGAGTCGGAGGAAACAATATATATGTCGATTTATCTGAGGCAGGACTTGAGCAGGCAATTTTACTTGCAAAGTATATGAAAGACCCAGCAGGTAATCCAATGAACATGAAATTAACTAAACTAGTCATTCCCGCCGCTCTTGAGTTTCAAATGATTAGATTATTGAAATCTGAATTTAGACCAGCCGTGGGTAACAACGATGTAAATGCTATTAAGTTTTTGTTCCCTAACATGCCTTATATTACATCCGTTTATTTATCTAGCAATTCAAATTGGTTTGGCTTAACTGATAAAGAAGACGAAAGAATACACTTCGAGAGACAAGGAATCGAATACGAAAAAGAGATGGCAACACTAGAAAGAAAAGAATATTATACTGCTAGTGCAAGATTTTCATTTTCTATTACACCTAGGGGCATTATCGGAGCTCAAGGAGCACCAGTAGCCTAAAAATTTTACGGCTAGGATTTTCCTAGCTCGTATTAACATTAACAAAAATAAATAAAATGTTTACAACATCAAATTATCAAGAATTGTACTGGCCTGCCGCAAATACTGACGATATAGCATCGCTACAAACTTTAGTAGCAAATACACCTTTAAATTTAAACGGCAGGTTTTCAAATCAAAATACTTATAAAAATATTGATTTCTCATATAACAATAAGCTAAATGCATCAGTTGTTAGAAAGCTAACGTTTACCTCTGTTCAAGATATGAGCGATACAGAATTTGTAATTTATGGCAGACAAAACGATGTTGATATTATTGAGAATATTACGGGGCCAAACGCTAATACGGTAACCTCGGATAATTATTATGATTATATTTATAAAATTGAACATACTGGCGTTGTTGCTGGAAATGTGAGCATTGGAACTGATAAAATTGGGTTTTTTACAACAACAACTTTTGACGTTAAGAACTATAGAAAAACTTTAGAGTATGCAATTAATTTTGTAATCGATCCCGCAAATAATGCAAACGTTCGATATAATATTTTAGGTTCATTAAATAGAAAAAGAGGTCTTTATCAAGATTTAATTGATAAAAAATATTTTTACTCTATACGTAATGCCCAAGCTCAAACAGAGTGCTTTGACCTGAATTCAACTACAGCATTGCTTTTAATACAAATTACTCAAAACACAGACAATTGCCCATTAACAGCACAGATACTACAAATATAATATGATTAATAGTTCAGGAAGTTATAGTTTTTTTAATTCAGTTGACACAATTGATACTATTATCAAAAAATCATTTGAACTGATTGGAACTAAAACATCATCAATTACTGGAGAACAATTAGAATCAGCAAGAAATTCGGTAAACTTAATTTTATCTGATTGGTTCAATAGAAATATTCACCTTTGGACTATTAAAACAAATATTATAGATGTGGTGCCAGGTAAACGCTATTATGAATTACCCTATAATATTCAGAACGTATTACAAGCATCTTTTAGAACTTATGTAAGAAATAATTCAGGTATTGCATTTGCAAGCAGCGGAGATGCAAATGATGCATTTGACGGAAACAAAAATACAGCATGTACCCAAACTGCTACAAATGGAAATATTGGTATGCATTTCTTAAGTCCTATTTCCATTGATATCTTGGGCATTATTTCCCAAAATGATAACGAATATACGCTTACTTTTGAAGGTTCAAATGATAAAGAAAACTATACAACAATATTAGAAATACCGAAACAATCTTATAAAGCAAATCAAAGCTATTATTTTGAGACTAATTTACCATTGAATACTTATTCTTCTTATAGAATCAGAGAAAAAGAAGAAGCTACATTAAATATACAAGAACTATATTTTAATAATACTATACAAGACTTAAGAATGACTGAAGAGTCAAGAGGCGACTATACAGACAGGCCTATTAAATTTTACAAAAATTATAGATGTACAATGTATTATGTAGATTATCAAATAACACCAATTTTGTATGTCTGGCCTATTCCTACTACTGCTAATTCTCAAATTATATACTTAGGTCAAAGCGTATTTGAAACATTAGAAACTTTCTTAGAAGCTCCTAATATTCCTTATGCTTTTATTTTAGCACTAACCTTGGGCGTTGCTGAGATGCTAGCTACTCAATACGCACCAGAGAGAGCAGAAAACTTAAAATCAAGATATGAAGATGCTTTACAAAAAGCTATTACAAAAAATGTTCCTAAAGTTTCATATCAATTAACTAATTTAAATGGTTAAAAAATTAATATATGAGATTTAAAACAACGACTGGAAAAAGAGTTACTAACCCTGATGACACGGTAGGAAGGTGTGATTTATCAATGATGGTTTTTTGCACTTCAGACTTAGTAAAACAAATGGAATGGGTGGGAAATCAGCTGGTGTGGACTGGTATGATGGTAGGAAAACCCTTCTATGATGAACCAAACGAACAAAACAGACCTCCTTTGCCGTCCAAAGACCCCGCACCAGTTAAAAACCCAAGACCAAGGTTTGAGAATTATGACTAATTTTGATGCTGGTTTTGATAGAAAAAAAAAGAATTTTATAGACAAAGCAAACAAGGGGGGCGGCTTTACTCCAATTGACTACTCTTTTATCAAAAATCTCAATGCTCAGATATTAAAAGTTAATTATATTAGAAGTGGAACAATTGATAATTACTTTATCAGCTCTTATGAAATTCACGTCAATTACTTAGAAGCTAACGAGATTAGTGCGGGTACTATTAGGGCTGGCAAAATAATAGTAAACGAAGTAGATGTAGGCAATTTGTATGCCGACCATATTTATTCTAATAACATTGATAACAAAGAAACTATCAATACTAGTAACTTAAATTCTACAACAATTTTTAACAAAGCTATGATAACTACATTAGAGTTAAATAGCTTTTCGCAGTATGGTGCAAACGCAGTTTTTGAAAGATTAAATTTCGGAGTGACTGTTCCGATTTTCGGCAAACCTATACTTCCAGGATTTTTTAATGGTTTTGGCTTAGTTGATTTAATAGCAAGCATTACAATTAGACCTGACGAGACACTTTGGCCTACTAATAGCTTTAAATGCACAACAACTAATACAACTTCTTTTGACACGGGAGTATTTAATCTTTCGTCAAACGAGGGAATAAATATTCAAGACAATACAAGCTTGATAATAAGCGTTGGTGCAAATAACGCAGGAACAATAACAATTGATAGTAAAGACAAAACATCGATTATATCACAAAATAGTTTTGACACAACTTCAAACGATATAATCTTTACAACAAATTCGCAAAACACATCAATTAATATTCAAGATAATACGGGAATATTAATAAAAGCTCATCAAGATATACTCAATAGTGATATTGTACTTGATTCAAAATCAGCCATAAATATTAAAAATCAATATGCATCTTTTAGGCTTTTAAGAGCCACTGGAGAAGCATCGCTAAACACAAAAAGTGATATTAGCCTATATTCCGCTAACGGCACAATAGAACTTGAAAGTGCTAACGGCATTAATGTAACAAGTAATTTAACTGCAACAAATAATGTAAAAGGAAAAAGTATAACTTTTGGAGGCATAACTTTTGAAAGTCAAGCGGGAAGTGCAGGAACTTATTATTGGCCTGCACCACCTTTATTGCCTGCCATTATTTCATTTTATTTTTTATCACCTTCAAAAATATCACCAGGCACTCTTTCTTGGGAATCTCAGCTTTTAATAACGGAAGTAGTAGACCCATATTTCATTACTTACGCCTCGCCAATCGCTGGCACTGGAGTAGTAGAGTTTGTAACTCAAGCTATACCAAGCTCTCTTCCCGATGTTCAAGAAATTGTTGTAGGGCCTTTTTTTTCTTGTGATGAATTCGGTGTTATTTCAATTTTAACTAGAACAGTTACTATATTGCCTTCGCCTGCTGCAACTCAAAGTTTAACTCAAAAAATAATGGATGATAAAAAGATAACAGTTGACGGAGTTGAGTATACAATACCGCCAATTGTTTAATAGTTATCTGGGAGGAACACTATTAAAAAATATTATAACACAAAAAAAATATGTATTCAAACTTTTCTGATAAAGCATTAATTTTTACTAACGATGGCGGTGGAATGCGAGGCTTATATAGCAGTGTTTTTTACAAAAATTTTGCTAATTTGGCAGGTATCAATCAAGCAGATTTTCATAAAATCACAAACTTATTTTCTGGAACGTCAACAGGTGGCATTATATCTTTGGGCTTAGCGTACGGATTAACCCCACAGGAATTAATAGATTTTTATATCAATGATGGCCCTGTGATTTTTGCTCCAAAAGTTTCAACTACTCAAAAAATATTAACATTACTTTACGGAGATGAAACGTTTTATCAGAATACAGTTTTGAAACAAAAACTAGAATCAGTGTTTGGCAATGCTTTAATGAGCGACTTGAAGGCTAATGTCTTAATTACTTCTCTTGAGATAACTACAGGAGACGTTGCAAACGTTGGGGCTGACATAAAAGCAATAAGACCTGTTTATTACTCTAATATAAAATTTCCTGGACTTGAAGGTCAAAATAAAAAAATAGTTGACGTTGCATTATCAACCTCAGCAGCACCACTTTATTTACCACCAATTCCTATTCCATCAACAAATAATTTAAATCCTAGCACAGACAAAAAATGGATGATAGATGGTAGCTTATTTGCAAATAATTCAGCCTTAGGAGCATTTAGTTTGATTAATGCGTTATTTCCAACACTTTCAAAAATTTCTATTTGCTCGGTTGGAACGGGGCTTGGCACAATAGGATTATTCGATCCTCAGCCCATCACCCCCCCTGAGGTTAAGCAATTTTTAATTGAAAAAAATGGACTTACAGAAGCTCAGGCCGAAGCTCATGTAAGCTCAGTAATACCTAATTTTGATAATGTGTATTTACTTCTTGATTCTTTTGATGCTTCAATAACTGGTTCTCAAGAACATGTACATCAAGCTTTACAAATGCTATCGTATTTCGGCACAAAAGTATCAGATAAAGACTTTTATTATTATCGTTTTAATTCAATTTTAGACCCTGCTCAAGATTCAGAAATAGACAGCACAAGCCCTGAGTTTTTAGCATATATGCAAAACGTTTCAAACCAAAAATTTACAACTGATAAATTTAAAATATCTGCTTTTATTGATACATTTAAAATTTAAATCTTAAGAAATTAACTATGTTATAATTAATTTAGTTAATTTTTTAAGAAATACATGGCTAAAGACGATCCGAACAGTATAACTAAGTTTGATGGGCTTGCAATAGAATCAGACCCACTGAAAGGCACAGATGATACGTCAACTGGGCTTTGCCCTCCAGTGGTTACAGAAGTACAAAGAAACAAAATACAAAATATTCAAAAATATGATAATGACGGCAGTCTAATAAGTGTAAGACCTGGGACTATAGTTTTTACTCTAGGGGGAGGTTTGCAATACTATAATCCAGAAGCGGGAG